GAAACCATTTGATGAAACGTATCTGCCTTTATTTTTACGCCAGACTGATCAGCAATCTTATATGCTGCCTGACTAGCTGCTTTTAATTCGGCGGTGCTTTCAATGGATGGCTTAGCAAGATCGCGCAGTGCAGACACGCCAGACCGTATAGCCGTACCAGCAGAGGCAGGGCTACCGGGGGCAGCCAATGCTGCGATTCCTGTGGCTGGCGTAACGGCAGCCTCAGTGACTTCCCTTGAGCCAGAAGGACCAGCAGTGCCAGCGTCCATGAATTGTCTGACCTTCCCTGCGGCGTCCATGATAAGGCCAGGAACGGCCGGGACATACTTTCCCTCTTGAGTTTTGCCGATGGGAAGAAATTCCGATCTAGCTTTGAGATCGTCTTTAACGGGTACATCGCCCGATGCTGTTTTCTGAATGTCAGACGAAGCGTGTACGGCCCGCACGCGGTCTAGCACATCTTGCTGTGAAGCTCCGTCCGGCGCGGTAACACGGTACTTTGATCCATCGGGTGACGTGATTTCAAATGTGGGCATTACTGTATTTTTTCGATCTTCCATTCACCGCCGCTAGTCGGTTTGGACGGGGCAGCGGCAGAAGATTGGCCGCCGGTAACGTCTTTCATGGCCTTTTGAGCGCCCGACAATTCAGACGCTATTTCTTTATTGATCTGCTCGACCGCGGCATTGATCTGTCCCTTAGACCATGCAGTATTAAGATTGTCCCACGCTTCCCTTCGCGCGCTGTCCGTCAGTTGTGCGTTGCCACCGCCAACTGCGCGCGCATAGTTGTTTACGAGCGTGTTCACCGCTATTCCGAATTGAACTACGTTGGGATCGCCGGTCCCCTTGCGCACCGCAAGAATAGCCGCATTTAGGCTCGGATATGACGTTCTATCTACCTTGGCGGACGTTTCCAAAACGCGAACGCTGGCCGCCTGTGCAGCATCCATAGCGACAGTGACATTTCCAACCCGCAGACCCGCCGCGCTGGCGGCACGCTTTTGTCCCATGAACCTAGCAGTTTCGGCGTTCACCTGATCGGCTGGTATATTTCTAGCGATCGCCAATTCTGCGGCGGCGTCCATTATCTTTTTTCGTTCTTGACTGGCACTTCCTCTATAGCCAAGACCAGTAACGGCGGACATGTTCCCACCAAGAACCTGTTCCGCCCTGAATATTGTCTTGGCGTCGTACTTCTGGCGAATGGCAGATTCGTGATCTCCAAGACCCTCGCCCGGAGCGGGGCCATCGGGGTTTTGAAGCATCGGATCTTGGCCCTGGCTTTGAGTTGGTAAGCCAGCCACAGCTCTGTTCTTATCAATCTCTGACTGCACCAACTCTCGCTTCTGTGGCCCCTCTTTTGCGCGAGCTAATGCACCCTCAGTTACGGCCTGCGACGGCCTCTCAGCAAGAGATGCCACAATAGAGTCAATAGTGGGCGGCAATCCAAGGTTCTTATCAAATCCGCCAATCATGTCCTTTAACGACACAATGGCAGGATTAGACGCAAGCTGCATTGGTCCCCAATCGGGATGGGCAATCTTTAATTGATTAGCTGTTTCGTCAAGATGAGCAACAGCATCAGATCGCAATTTCATAAACTCGGCGCGCTGTATGTTCTGTTGCTGGTTCTGTTGATGCTGCTGTTCAAGCTTCAACATACCCTGTTGGTAGTCGGCCTGATTGTTTAAGGCCTCTTGTTTCTGATAGCCAGAAGTGAGACCGCCGAGGAAAAAACCGCTAGGCATTTTTATTCCTCACAACAATGCCAATGATGCAGCAAGTGTAGCGTCGCCACCGCCAAGAGCCGCAGCGCTTCCAAAGTCTATGCCAGCGCCGGCTGTCCCGGCCGCAGTTGTACCGCCAAACATGCTGCCTAAACTGCCAAGTGCATTTGTCCCCGCGCCCTTGAACAAGCTACCACCTAACATGCCAAAGAAGCTACCGGCTCCCTCCTGAGATTTAGCAATCAATTGGGCGTTGGCCGTAGCAATCGCCGCGCCAATCTGATTGTTGGTTGCAGTGAGAGACGCAGCCGATGCTGATTCTATATTGCTCTGTTGGATGGCAGTGGAGAACGATGCCGCCTGAGCATTAAATTGCTGCTGAATTAACTGCTGACTAGCAGACAATTCCTGCAAGTATGATTGTGCTTCAAAGTTTGCCTTGGTTTGTGCTTCATCGGCGGCGGATTGGCTGAATGCTGAATTGGCAAACGACGATCCGAGAATTCGCCGCTGTGCCAGATTATCGCTGAGATTGGAACGAGCGGCCTGAAACGTGCTGGTGATGTCGCCTAATCCAGCCTGACGGAATTGGGAAAACCCCGGCGCCACCGTCTGACCGAGCGCACCAAACGCTCCGGCCGCTTGTCCGAATGTTGATTGCAGGCCGCCGATATTCGCCGCAAGTCCGGGGCTTTCCGATACTTTCCCGCCACCACTAACGCCATATCCGAGTGGGTTACTGAATCCTTTTGGCGTATAGCTGATCTGCGGTGTACTGCCGCCAAATAGTGATGACATCAGGCAGCTTTCCTATCGCGAGGAATTATTGTCTCGAATAACTGACAATGCTTTCCTCCAATAAGTATCTCAGACGTTCCAATCCGGCGCATAATTCCATGTTTCATACACGCCTCATAAGCTTTACGATGCTCCGGAAGTGCGGCCCCCATGAATCCAAAATCATGCCTTGCTGCATTGAAAAATCCCACCGTGCATTCTATGATGTTTCTCTTAGATGCCCACGGCATCCATGAGATATTGAGAACCATCAAACATGAATTTCCTGGACCCCATGCCGCCAAAACCAGACCAACAGGAATAATTCCTTTTTTCGTTCCAGCGGACAGAGTCCATGCCGCATGGCACTTGCTGACGATGAACGTCTGAAACTCCGTCTTAAATTCTTCCGGCGACAGACCAGATTTGAGCCAATCAAACGCTGCGTGCTTGTACGCGGCCCAGGCGTATTTCACGTCCTCATCTTCTATCGGTCGGTAGTAAATCGTTCGCTTGAGCGTTCGCCGCAGCCGCCATTTACGAGGAGGCTGCGCGGAATCGGAGTCCGATTTCATTGATTGAAAAGTTGTTATTGCCTATGACCTCGACCAACAATTGAAACTCGTTGTCGTGGCCGGGAATGTTGATTTTGTTGCGTGTCATCTTCCCCGATATTTGATTCCATCCAATTCCGCTATTCCAGTACGATCCCGCGCCGCTCCAATAATGGCCAGCCGCTGCCGCCGCCAGCGTAGTTGTTAGAGACTGGTTGAATATGTTTTCGCCCTGATACTGGAATGTCAGTGTCAGCGTGCTCGAAGTCTGCTGCTGACCATATTTAACATAACCTTCCACATCATAAGCCTTAGAATCCAGTCGAGAAGAAATAAGCTTAGACAGAAATTGCGTGTCAATGGTGCTCGTTCCACCATCACCCGCCGCTCCCTTTCCTTCCATCCGATATATGTTGCCAGCAGAATCCCCCATGAAAATATATTCCAGCCCGTCCACAGGATCGAGCATCGACATAACCATAGTCGGTCGAAACGCCATGCTGTGACTGGTTGTCCAGCGCATCCATGGACTCAAAGATCCCTGTCCACCAAGCTCTCCGCTGTCGCGGATGGCAACATCGAGAACCCAGACCTCGGAAACTCCGGAGGGGAAGCAATAGGCTTTCCGAGTTCTAGAATTGAAAACGATCGTCCAGCCCGGATAGGTGCCGACAACATCGGCCACGATAGCGGTTAGGTCATCTGCCTCGGAATTACCGTAAGTGTTGGTATCCCGCACGCTCTCAATGCGACCGGGGCGGCCATATATAAAATCCGTCCCTATCTCGGCAATCGACTCCGCGCCGGACGCTGACGAATTGGCATAGAACGTGCTGAACGCAAAGTTGGTCGAATCCGTACCCGTTAGCCCGAATATCTCTCCACGCTCGCTAGAGAGCATAGTGCCAAGATACGTCACCAGATAGCCGTTGATTGGCTTGAGATCCGGCGTCAGCAGAAAAAACGGATCGCCAGCACCCAAGGAATTCGACGGCCGGTTTACGATGGTGATGGTGGTAAAATCGCTACGCTTGGCGCCGACAATGAGGTGCGGCGTTGCGATTCCAGAAAACACATTGGCGAATATCGCTCGCTCGGTTTGAACACTACAATAGCGCGCCAGGAACGTTCCGAACGGATTGCCGGCCTGATCGGTAAACGTCACCGTGGAGAATGTCGTACCGTCCCACTGGTAGACAGGATCAACTAGGTTTAGGTCAGTAATGATAACCCTGTCCGTCAAATTCCAGACATGGGTTCTCCAGTGTCCGCGCAACTGGCACGTCGCGCTGCAGCTCCCCTTGCTGGTGAAGGTCGAATGACCATCCCACTGATAGACCGTGTTACCGGCCTGAAACAGCGTCGTAACCGTTCCGTCAGTCTTTAAGAGACTTGCCCCGCCGCGAACGGCCGCAGCATTAGGCACGGTGCCGACCAGATCGAACGGCGGGCGATTGCGCAGGTTGCGGTTCTGAATGTCGATTAGAAAGTTAAACCCGCCTGCAGATTCCCGTCCGTCTATCTCATCCGGCGAGGCTCGAGTATGCAAACCTCCGCCGAACTTGAGAATTACGTTCTGTTCCTCGGGGCCTATCTTTTGAACCATCAGCCCCTCGGAGAGTAGTTTTCCCGCATTTTTTCTTCTGTGACAAACCGAGAGGCCCGACCGATTGCCTGCATGAATAACGCTTGGTCGAACTCGTTACGCATTTCCCGCTTGTAGAGCTGCACCCAGCACGGAACCATGGCGCGGAACGTGGCATCATTGAACGGAACCAGATCGGTTGCGTTCACCAGCGCGAGGTTCTTTTCATATTGGTAGGTGTAAGTTCGGCCGTTTGATGCGGAGTCAGGAGCCCGGTCTAGCCGCAGTTTTCCGTTAATAGGGCTAATTACCCCCCATGTTGGAAGTCCGGTGTTTGTCTGCTGCGGGTCGAGAAGAAGAAGAGCGTTATAACCTTCCGTATATTCAAATAGATATTGACTGTTGGGTTTGTCGATCATTTCCCAAATCAGTGTTACGAGGTCCGCAGCTAAGGAGTATTCCCGAATTCCCGTTGCTAGCGTAATCGTGCTTTCCGCCTGTTCGTTCGGCAGCGACTTGTTAGAGGACGAATAGAGTTCGTCAATCCCCTCGTTCGTCACCTGTACGGCAATATCAATATTATGCTGGATCGAGGAACTAGTGAGAGACGCAAGCAATCCGGCATTTCCCGCAATGACGTTGACTCGTTTTAAGGTTTCGTTGACCGCATCCAATAACGTGTGTGCCATTACGCCGCTCTAAGTTTCTCGCGCAATGTCTTTAGATTATCGGTCCTGGCTAGTTTGATGCCTCTATTCCTGCACTCGCGGCGTAATTCCTGGATGCTCATTCTATCGACCATCAATTCCGATACCGGGTTTTTCTGAGGTATTGGCGCTGAATTCGTCTTGCCCTGCTGATCGTCCCATTGCTTTTGCAATAATTGCGCTGCCGTAATGGATGGCCGTGGATCATCCTTTGATCCCGTTGACCATTCATTGCGCCAGTCGGTCGGCTGTCCAAGAACCCTATTCGGGATAGGAATGTCGATAAAGCCAGCCACGCGCAGCTTGTGACGCATCAGGTCGGCGGGCTCTGCGCGGTTGATGTTGGCAATGCCCTTGCTCTTGGCAAAGAAATACAATTCGTCCGGCAATGCCTTGTCGAGATTATCGCGCGGATCGTCAATGCGTTGCAGAACTGCGCCCATGATTTCTCCTGTAAAAAGGGGCAGGATTGCTCCTGCCCCCAAGTTTTTCTACTGCTCAAATTATATTATGGATTGAGCAGACTTGCACCGCAGCGAATGCTCCTGCCCCAATTCGCATTGAGGACCGCGCCCGCGAAGAACAGCTTGTACGAGAGCGTGGAGATTTCGTTGAACGGATCGGCCGCGCCGGACGAACCGAGCGGATGGTTGATGATCTCCCACCCTCCGGTATTGTCGCCGGCCCGGAAAATTCCGTCCGTATGTCGCATTCCCAGACCCACGGAGCCGAGCGCATCCCGGCCGTAGATGGGAATGTAGTAGAGGTCCGCGTTCGCGGTAGTAAACCGGATTGCGGTTGTCGCACCGCCCGATCCGGCGCCAATCGAGGCGTCGGGCGTTTGGATGAAACGAACGCCATATCCGGCCAGAGAGTAGTAACCGAACTCGCCCGGCATGATCTGAGTTTGCTGGGCATACTTTTCCACCGAGGTAAAGCCGGTGAGGGCGGAAATATCCACCGCTACGTCGGGATGGCACAGTCCCCAGAACGATTCCAGAATGGGGACGGTAGCCTGCTCCAACGCGCCGGGAGTGATCCCGGTGAACGGCCTTGCCACCAAGCGGGCAAGCTGGTTGACGACATATTGAATGTCGCCCGCCGCCACCTTGGCAACGATCGCACCGGCCGATGCCACGTTGTTAGCAAAGACCTGCGTGAGATTTTGCTCGGTGATATTGCGCATCAACTGATTGAGCGAACGGCCGGCCGACTCGCCGAGCGTTCCGATCAATTCGTTGGTGGTGCCGTTCGGATTGTAGAGGTCCACTTCCTCGTTCACGATGTAAACGTTTATGTTCATTTCGGATCGCTAATCCGAAACCGCTTTCGCAGCTAACGGTTTCCCGTTAGACCAGACTATATCTTCACCCTTTCAGGTGCTGGGCGCTTCCGGCCGCTTGGCCGTACTCCCTTGCGGGATAGTCGTTGAACCTTCCTCTTTCGAGGCTTGGCTGCTGATTGCCCTCGGCGTTACGCCGTTAGGGGGTTCCAGCAATTCACCCAGTTTAAGGTCAGCCAATTTAACTGACCGTATTTGCTTACGGTAGCCAGAACATCGGTGAAAGTCGGAGTGGCAGACGAACGGCCGCCCATGAACGCCAGCGCGCCGGTCAACTCGGTGAGTGCCGAGGTTGACGGAGCGAGTTGTTCAATGCGCCGCCATTTGATGGTCGAGGTACCCATCTGCTTATTGAGGGTACCGGGTTGGGTTCCGACAAAATACGGACAGAGTTGCTGGGCTCTGCGCAGGAACGTCTGCTGGAATACCGCGTTTATCGGTTTCGTAAGAATACTTACGTCGTCGGTTACTGTCAGCGCCATGTTTATCTCCTTGGCGTTGAGCTACCGTTATTCAAAGCCGAAATGCTCCCGATTGTATTTGCGGAGTTCGGCATCGGTCATGGCCCCAAAGTTGGGAGCCGGTTCCACGGCAGCCTTGGCTGAAGCGCCCCGAACCGCCGCCGCCACCGCTTCCCGATCGTCAGTCGCGTTCCTGTCCGGCAACGAGCCGGCTTTCTTCGCAAGCTGTCGTCCTAGCTCTGCCTTCACCTTGCCCCATTTCTGCGAGTTTTGCTCTCGCTGGAGCCAAGCCTGGGCTAGTCTCGGATCGCGTCTCGCCTGTGCGTCCAGCCATGCCTCGACCATTTCATCGTCAAAGACTTCCTTCGGCACGTCGCCGCGAATGTCATCGACGGTTTCGGCTATGGCGCGCTTGTTCTTTTCTTGCGCCCATTCCTGGGCTTGGCTTTTAAGCGCCTGAACGTCTTGCGCGAGAGCGTCGGGTAGTGTCGGTTTGGTATCGGGTGATGAAACCGTGTCCGGCTTTTTCGTGCCTTGGTCGAATTCGGCCAGAAGCGAGTCCAAGTCGTCCACGTCTTTCCGTGCGCTGTCGGTAGCGTCGGCTACAGGCTTCGCCTGAGCGTCCGCCGTATCAACCACGGGCTGCTGGTTATCACTCACTAGTCGTCTCCTTGTATTGCCCGGTCAGCAGCGCCAGCCATGCCTCATGCTGGTCGCATCGACCCGACGTGTAAATCCATAAAGCGCGGGCTTTCTCAACCTCGCCCGCCTGGGAGTGCTTGAAGCGCGGGAGGCGCGGGGCCTCCACCGCCGTCAGCAGGTCCGGGAACGCCGGATGCTGCCGCAGGTCCGCCAGGAGCGCCGCCACCGCCGGATTTGGCCTCATTGACTAATTCCTCAATGTTGGTCCAACCGCCCTCGCGCAGAATATTGTCGATAAGCTTTTCGGTATCCAGTCGCGGCTTCATTTGCATCTGAACCCGCATCACATCGACTTGAAGTGCCTGCATGGCAGCGGCGACCTTGGCCTGCGCCTGCTGCTGCTTTTCCTGCGGCCCGCCCGAGCCTAGCCACTCAAAGGACGCTTCCTCGGGAAGCATGGATTTGTCGAGCTCGACGTATCCCTTGAAGGCGTCGATGAATAGTTCGATGTTCTCATTCTTGCCCAGAGCATCACGGCCGAGCGTGTATGCAATGTTTAGCCAGCTTGTCAGCGGACCATGACCGATCTGGTTGACGTAATCGACGGTACGGGCTGCGCCCCGCTGCAGTTCGGTTTGCTTGGCACTTGCTGTCGTATGGCTCTTGGTCTGTGCGCCGACCCGCGCCGGTAGAACGCCGGTCAATTCCGCATAGAGATTGATGAACTGTAAAGCCGCGTTCGCCAATGCGCTCGGATCGCCGCCGATCTCGGCATATACCTTGACCGGGTCAGTCGAGGGCCACAACGCACCCGGATAAATCTCCGGGCCGCCTGCTTGAGCGAATGCTGGATCGTTACGATCAAATCCGACCGGAGGCGAATTTTTTAGCATTGCCGCGTCTAAATATCGATTGACCGAATCGGTACCCGCCATCTGCACTGTACGACCCTTCATCAGCGGCGAGGTCGGATAGGCTACGTCAGCACTTTCATGCAGATACGGAAATAACAGATAACTTGAGAATGGATGCTTGCGAAAACGGAACCGGATGACTCCGCGGCTAGATGCGCCGCCGGGCTCAGTCCCGCCCATCGCGACGGTAATGATGGCGCCATGCAGCACGATGCTGCGCACCGTCTTGCGGGGAATGACAATATCCCCCTCCATTTCCATAATCTTCACATAGCCCGCCTTGTCGGGCGTAATCCTCGCCAGCTTCGCCGGCATCCAGCCGCCATCCTCATCGTCAGGATCGGTAGAGCCCTTGTTGGCCGCTATCGCTAGATTCTCATATTTCAGATAATCGACCGCGATATGAGCGGGGCCTAAAACCGTGGCCGAGTGAAGCGTAGGCTTAGGTTCCTCGAGATATATGTTCTTTATAGAGCACGGCACGATGGTTGGAATGCGCTGGCGATCGGTTCGCACGCCCCTAGCTTCCGTGATCCATAAATTCTTTCGTTCCAGCCGCGCTCTGCCTACGCCAATTCCATACTTGAACGATTCGGCATTGATGATGTCGAACCGAGAATTATGGTCGTATTGCCGGAAGTAATGCAGCAGGAACCCGGCAACGATCTTGTCGGCCTCGATCTGATTTACCTTCGACGGAATGTAATTCTCATCGCCGAGTATCTTGATACCGCCGTGACCCTCGACGTTGCGAAGATACTTATCAGTGACCTGGGCGTGCGCGCGAAACCACTCGCCATGATCGTCGAACATCATTCTTCGCGAATCTGAGGTCAGAACCTCAAGCGCCTGCGCCTGCAATGGCAGTTCAGTTTCCGCCATCCATTTTTTTCTAGCGTCTATCTCGCCGTTTGGCAGCTTCTTGAACTCGACCGATGGCTCCATTGCCACCTGCCGGTCTATTTCCTCCCAGGCTCGTTCCTGCGGCTGTCGCGCTGTCTCGCGCCGCTTGTATTCCTCTACGATGAAATCCGCAGTCCATTTCCAATCGCTATTGTCGAACTTTCTTGCGCGCTTTACGTCCGCGGTGGATCTATCGACCTCTTGTATTCTGTCGGTCTTATCGTTCTTTGCCATCAGTGCATTGATCTCTTGCGGCCAGCCTCAAGATCTCTTGCGGCTTCCAGAATTATGTTTTGAATTCTTATCTGCAGCTTGGCCTCTAGAGAATGCCCTTTGTCGTGGAATGCGTCAAATAGTTTGCATCCGCATTCACCCCCGGTAAAAGCCTCGCTATACCAAAGCGTAGCAAACCCACCGAACGGGAATTCCTCTGGCGTTGCGTCCACGTTGAACACTTTAAGAAATTGCAGCATTGACGGTGTAATGAATCCATCGGCTATGAATATTTCACGGCCGATTACATGAGTTCGATGAACTGGCTTTATAGAGGATCTGTTCAAAATATCTTCTAGCTTGTCTTTTGTCATATCCTCGCCGTGCTGATAGGCCGTTGTGGAGGATGCGACGAACGAACACCATAGGAATCCGGCGCAACCGCGTAACGTTTCATCATCACCGCGTAAAACGTTGCTTTCAAAATATCATCCCTCTGACTGACGATCTTGCCGTCCTTGCGATGCAGACTGCGCTTTTCCTCAAACCATAACGGCAGATTGGAAAACACCTTGAACCGATTGGTGCTCATGCGCTCCAGTATTTCGTCAACGATCGGCTCAACCGGCTGCGCCCCGCCCGCCTCTTTCTCGCCGTAGCGCGACCGCGGATAACACGCTGATTTCGTTAGCATATTCACGTTGTGATCGCGGTAGTGCTGCGCCAATGTCTTGCCGCCCGACTTTTCCCTATTCATGCCGTCATGCGGCCAAGCAACCGGAATAAACTTGTTGGTTTTGTTAAGCCATGCGGCGTGGTAAGCCGCCGTCTCGTTCTTGGCCCGATAGCAGTCAATCACATAGATGCAATCGGCAGGCTCGCGATCCCAGGCAATCTCCACTCCCGCTGCAGGATGGTCGATGCCGAAGTCGCAGCCTTTGATGCGAGCGTAATGACCAGGAATCCGAAACGGGTCGATGCGTATTTCATCGTCCGGTATAGGGAATACAGCACCTTCTCCCATCATCGGAACGCCGCGAGTCCTGGCGTCGAGCTCGTAGTCCCGATACCTAGCCCGCGCTTCCGCCTTCTTTTCCTCGGTCAAGTGCGGGGCGTCATCCCAGGTCGCGCCCTTTAGAAACGTGCCCGGCTTTCCTTCCATGAAATGCTCGACGATATTGGTCATGCCCTGCATCGGCGTGAAAGTAACGAACAGGATTCCGTTAGAGGTTAGAATTCGTGTTTGCGATTCAGAAAATATCTTTTCCTCGCTGGCGGGGGGTTCTTCATCGAGCCATACGACATGCGGCGCGGTCCCCTGCCACTTCTGCCAGCCCTGCTCATATGTTTTGAGGTAACAGGTCGATATTCCTCCGGCCTCGTGCTTGACCTGAAACGTATCAACAACATTCTTTACGCCGGCCTGCCGTGTCGTCGGCTTGCCAACAATCAATGCTCGAGGAACCGTACCGCTGCCTAATTCCTCTCCCAACCCACCAAGTAATTCCGCCTGCACAATGTCGCGCGATGTCTCATTGGTCGGCGATCCGGTCCATACTAGAGTTGGCTTTTCAAACCTCTTTCCCTCCCACCAATCGGGATATTTCCCGGTCAGATGGTAGGTAAGTTCGCACGCGCCGCAAAAACTTTTTCCAATCCGATTCGCCGCCATGAGCATTCGTTCGGCGTGGTCGCGGCCGGCGGCGTGGAACTCCTTCTGCCAAGGATATGGCTTGTATAGAGCAATACGATTGCCGGCGATACCACGCCTAAATTGACTTATAAGTTGCGCCAGACGCGCCGAGTCTTCCGTCTTTACGGCGAACCCAGCCATAGCTTCGTTCTCCCGGACATACTCGTTACCTTTCCCTCAAACGCGAATTTTATGGCGCGTTGCCAGTGCGGATCATCGTCCGTCACTTCGGTAGTGAACCGGCATTTGCGCCACGGCGGCTCGCCATTATGGCCGCTTTCATCGAGCGGCATCCCAGCCAGAACGATATGATCGTAGCCGAGAGCAAGTGATGTCAGGATGGCTCCCAGACCCGAACTGCCGCCGCCGTTCCACGGCCAGATCCATTCCGTTCCTTCGGTACGAGAATGACACGCAACCGGCATACCGAATTCGTGCATGTATTCGTCGCGCCGGCATCGCACATGACGCATCAGGACTTCGGCCACGTTGGAATAGGCGTGATCGACCCGGCCGGGGAATACCTCGACCAGACGATTAACCAGCATGAAGTCCCAGTAGGGGCGGGAAACTCCATTGCCGGAATGGCAGCCGAACCGTTCCAGATCGTCCCAGATACAGCGGGCATCGCCGCACACGACGATGTTGCCACCATGTCGTCCGGCAATGGCTGGAAACGAAGATGCAGAAATACCGTACTGCCCCAGGTACTCCTTCACTAATTCGCCGAACCCTTGATGACCGCAAAGTTAATCAGCGGCGAGTCACTTGTCGTACCGGCAGTAGTAAAAAACGTTACCTTGAACGATCCAGCAGCAACGGCGGTAACAAATAACTCGTAGAGGTTGGCGCCGACAGTGGATTGCTGGTTGAGGACAATCACGTCGTTGGCCTCTATGGTGCTATTGGTCACGGTAAACGAAGCCGGCGTTGCCGAGCCGGCCGCAGCCAAGAGCGTTATCTGTCCGGTCGGACCGTTGCAAATGACGGTCGTAGTTCTGGTCGTGATCTGTGTAACGGAGCATCCAGTGCCTTGTCCGGTCGCGTAACCGACGCCCTTAGTATATTGCGTGAACCAGTTTTCGAGGAACGTCTCGTTCATCACCGGATAGGAATAATTGAACGTGTACGCCGAAGCTATGCCGCCGAGCACGGCAACGAGATAGGCGGTTGCTAGAAGTTTGCGAAACATGGTTTAGGCTCCGTATCTGAATTGCCCGATGTGACCGAGGCGCACACTCGGATCCATAATGATCTTGTATCCCGCCTCGCGCGCAAGGCGACACCAATGATAGTCCTCCGACTCAAACCCGTCGTTATGGATCGGCGTCATGTAGAGCGCCGGCACGCGGCCGTTTGGCCCTTCGTAGCTAGGCGCGTTATATTGTAATTTCTCGATGACCTCGCGTTTGATGCACATGAAGCCAGTGCCGGCGTAGTCAACCTCGATAGGTCCGTTGAACTGGTCGAGATCCTTGACCAGTTGACCGTCCTTCCAGGCGGCGAACCATTGCTTATCCTGCTTCTTCATCGCATATACGCCGACACCAATATCCGCTTCCAGATTCCACACCATCGCCACATCTTTAGCGGTGAACTCTATATCGGCATCCAACCAGAACATATGAGTATGTTCAGTGGTCAGAAACGAAGCGGTCATTTCGTTTCTGGCACGCGTCACCAGACTCTCGTTGGTGCCGATCAGCCAATCGTGAGAGATGCCATTCTTTGTAAGTTCCTCCTTCAAGTTCAGGCAGGAACAGAAATGCTGGGCCGTGACCATGCCGCCGTAGCAAGGCGTGGCAAACAAAATGCTCAGTTTCATTCACGGAATATCTTCTTGAGAATATGTTCCGGTATCTGCGGATCGCCACCCTCGCGACCGGGCTGCAGGTAGTCCATGACGGCGTTGATCGGCAACTGTATTTTCGTGGTGTCGGTGATCTGCAACGGCGCTACGAAAGTGGGGCTGATGGGAATTACAAGATTGTAGCCCGGTGCAGGATGGCCGACCCAAACCGGGGCGGTGATGTCGTAAGTATAGGACGCGGACCAGTCTCGTGTTGGCGACTGACCAACCGCGCCGTAGAACTGCGCCGTTGGCGGCATACCGATGGTACGATCGGGTGGCGTCCGCCAAGTCCAGATGGCGGGCGTAACGTCGTAATTATAGTACGGCTGCCAGCGCTTGGTCGGCGGCTGCCCGGCTGGCGGATTGAATAGTATCTCTGCCGGCCGGATCGACCCAGCCCATGACCAGAAGGTTTCCGGCTGCGAATAGTCGTAATGCCACTGTTTAGTCGGTGCCTGACCGGGCGCGCCGTAGAACGTAACGAAACTAACCGGAGTGGAAATAGTCGGTCTGGGCGGAACCCAATTCCAGGTAGAATCCGGTACATAGGTGGTATAGGACGCCCAGTTCTTTGTCGACGCCTGACCAGGCAACCCAAAGAAAGTTACGGCAGGCGTAATATTAGCAGTTAGATGCGGCGGCGGATTCCACACCCAATCCGCGGTGTAAGCGGACTCAAAAGACCTTCTCCACCGCGGTGTAGGTGGCTGTCCTCCGGCTGGAATGAATAGGATAGGCGCTGGCTGGGCACCGGCCCAGGTCCAAATCCCCTGCCAGTCTAAGGCCGGTCGCGGGACATAAAGCGGCGGCCGTGCAACAACCGCCATTTACGTGCTCCTACCAAACTACATCGTCTCGTAGATCATGTGCGAGCCGCAGGCGCCGGTGGTACCGCCGGTAAATGCCGACAGCGAAATCTCTCCCGCTAGTCCGGTGGTCGGCGCCGCATTTCCGAGGGTAACGAATGCTTCCTCGATCTTGTTGGCGCGCCAGAAATACACACCGCCAAAAGCATTGAGGCTGCAGTTGGCCAAGTGCGCGGTCGATGACCGCTGCGGTTTGGTTGTAGCCCACTGATTGCCGGTCAGGGCAATCGCCGCGGCTGCGGCGCCAGCAGGATTGCTGAGGGTATCGGTCTGCCCGGCCAGCCGGGTATTCGTGCTTGTGCCAACCGTCGAATCGTAGGACAGCAACATGAATGTCGGCGAGGATGACGACGCCGCCTGTCCGCTGATGGACACTTCATAGATATAGTTCAGTTGCGTGGAACTGCCGCCCTGCAAGATGTGCGGGTAGGTAGCGTCAACAAGGTTTGCCCCGTCCGCGGTCGCGGTCGGCGTCAGTGTGGTCATGGAAGCAATTCTGCGTGCCATAGCTTAGGCTCCTTTGGCTGCGTTTTCGAGGAATTCATCTATGATTTTGGCAACTGGCTTACAGACGCCAGTGCGAAGCCGAGTTGCCTCGCAAGTATCACAGATGTAGTGGTCGCACTTTGGGCAATAGCCCCTCTCCCGCTCGCGCAGGGGATTCTTCACGATCTGTCGTGTACAGTGATTGCAGCGATATGTTGCCGTCTCTAACAGCATGCCGCGACCGACCGGGATTGTTCCACGCCCGGCCTGCGATGCTTCTTGTGGCGTGATTCCTTCGCCAAGCCGGTGATCTATCTTCAGATAGCCTTCCAGCTCTTTCTTGGAGAACATTACATCATCACTAGTTCGGGATAATTGGCGAACGTGTCCGGTGGTATAAATGATGGCCCCTGTGGCCAACGAGGAGAGAAGGGCATGACGGGAGGACCGGCTGCCAAAGTAGCACCCGTAACAGTTAAATTCAGGGCATTGCCACTAATGTCGGGCTCTGGCGATTGAATCCCGTCCAATGGATAATAAGCCAACAAACTCACTGGGCGGATAGTGTATGGCCTCGCACCGTTAGTTAAGGCGCTAATTTCTGCTGCCGTTAAAACTACGTTCCACATGCCAAATTCGGCAAGAGCGCAAGTGCAAGCACTATTGCCGGTGGTAGCATCTGTGTTTCCTATAGAAAGACTGCCAAGGGTGCCAAAGGTTGGGTTGACTGAACTGGTTCCTTTTGACACTGCGGCGGCATAGTAAGTGGAAAGCGGAGTGACGTTGTTCCAAGTTAAAATGTGATTTTTCCATGCCCCGCTGCTGAATATGCCAGTATCCGCTGCTACGATGCGCGCATCATTACTTGCATTCCATCCTATATAAACGTTGTTATCAGTGAATTTCTGAAATGAAAGAGCCTTCCCCGCAGTATAATTATACCACCAGAACATATGCTGTGTGCTGTCGCCACTACTCCAAGCTGTCGGTTGAATCCACATAGAAATTGTGCCAGAACCGCTTTGCGACGGTGCTTTCGGAGCCGCCTGTGTTAGTCGAGGGGTGAACCCCGAAAAAGCCCGCGCCATCAGATAATCCCGGCGCGTTTCTCAAGAACATGACAGGCAAGCAGAGTCTGCTGCTGCGCGGTGGCCCCTGGCATTGATGCGGTGATCTGCGCCGACAATCCATTTATGATGGTCGTGGCACCGCCCACCGCAATCACGGCCGCATTCAATGTTGTGTCGAACGCAACGTCTACGGCCGCCGCCGCCGCCTGTATCTGAGTTAGATTGAAATTCGCTGTGACAGAAGAGATAAAGACGACATTGGCCCAATGACGGGCCACATCTTGTTGCTGTTGTACCGTGAGCGCCATCGCATCACTCCCAAACCAATGAGAATTGCCAAACCGAGGCGGCGGCCAGTGTCCAGCTTGTAGTGTTGAACGTGGCAAGAATGGTGGTGATCTGATTTGCAGTAGGCGCGGTAGCTGTAAGTGTTATTTTATTCTCCACTAATATGTCGGCAGTAGCCCAGGTCTGGGATAGTTGGGTTTCCGAGGTCAGCGTCGTTACGCCGATATTGGCACCAGCACTGGTGCTAGCGTCTTTGACGGTAAGCTTGGCAACACCAGTTACGGCGTTCGCCATGGCAAGTATGCGAAGTTTTAAGACGCCGGTTGGAATGACCTCGGGCATATTGAACTGAAGCACAGCGGGAGCGTCGGACGTAAGCGACGCGATGACGCCAACTCCCTCTAGGGCGCCCGCGGTGTTGGTGTTGGTGGCGGGGACATAGAACGATGGATAAAGAAGCCCCGATGCACCGCCGAGGTAGATTGAGCTGGGAAGAAGTGGGCCGCCCGCCATTAGTGTCTCCAGCCGTTACAGTGTGCGAGTTCGTGAGCGCGAAGGGCCTCGAGAACCTCCGGCGAGGAACCCGGCGTGGCAACGGGCAAGTAGATCGTGCAGGCGCCTCTGGCAACTGCGGCACAGGCGCGGGCGTTCATCCCGCAGCGGGCGTGTATTTGTTCCCGCGTTTCATAGTGCGTAACAAGATGCCCGCGATAGGCATGGTTGTATTGAGACGGAGCCTGCTGCGGCCAGGGACTGACGCCCATGTCGTTGCCACAGCAGAGCGCGAGGCCGACTAGATAGCCGATCATTTGGACGCTACCGTCAGCGTGGACGTGCCGGCGGCGCAGGAGCCGACCCCTAGCTGTAAATAACGGAACGCCAGGGGCGACAGCGCAATGGTAGCACCGACCGTACTGTTATTATAGTTCTTGATGACTGTCGCGGCAGCCGCCAGCGTGTCAAGAAGAAGAAAGTTGGTACCGTCCGAAGAAACCGAAACTGTAACTGCCGCGGTTGCTGCGGAGCACGCCATATGAATTGCCAGAACCTGAGTGTTGCTGCCAAGATCATAGTTGTAGGTTACCGCAGTTCCTACCGCCGACACCTTACGGTCGCGCAGCAATAGATTCTGATTCAGCGGCGACGCCGACCCCATCGCCTGCTCTACCGCGATCTGCGCATGGGCCGATGTGCAGTAGCCAATAAAAAATAAGCCGCCAATAATGGCGGCCGCCGTAACGAGGTTGAAATATTTCCTCATGGCTTCTTCCTAGTTTTCGTCCGCTTGACCAAAACAGTCCTATCCAGCTTGCCAGGCTTTTGCGCACGCGGCGCCGTGTAGAGCCGTGTGATCTGTCGCATCACCTTCTTGCTCTTGAAACCCTTCACTTCGGCACGCGCTTCTGCAGCCGCTGCACCGGGCTCTCGTCCGGTGAACCATGACAATCCGAGCCGTGCCCCTTGGTCTTGCTGGTCCCCGGATCGTTGGTGTCCGACGTGCCCTCCGTGGCTCCCCACGCCGACGCATCGTCAGCATTGATGGAGAGCGGCACGTCCACAATGCCAAGGAAAGGATTTGCTGAACTCTTCTTGGAGGTCGGCATCAGTCAACTCCACCATCGGAAATGGAAGCAGGAAGCTTGCACAACGTGCGCGGCGTTCCCGCCTGACTTTCCTCATATCCTCCATGCTTGGCATGGTCGCCGGGTAGCCGCCGCATCGTCCGCGGCGAGCCCGGCATGTGCTCCTGATGAGTACCCTTCGATGGAGTACTGCCGCCGGAGTACATGGACTTCGAAGGCAGCCGGAGCATGGTCGGCGTGTTGCGGCTGTAATTGACCGGATCAAGCTTACTGTCCTCCTTGATCGTGGTCGTGTTTGGTGCGTTAATCACATTGCCTTTCTTCCGCATCTGCCTTCTCCTTATCCCGTGGCCGACTTGGTGGGGCCCAGGTTCACAACCGGCTGACTGGCTAGCTGGCTGGCCGACTTGTCAGCCGCAGCCTTCGCCGCATCGGCAGCCGCCTTGTGATCCGCAGCCGCCTTGTCCATCACCGGCTTGCGCCCAGTCCACAACGCATCGTCAACCGCCTTCGCATTCATGAACACACCAGGCGGATCGGCGGCCAGAACAAACGTGCCCGTCACCGGGTCGTGCGCCTCAGCCCGCAAACCAAACCTCGTTACCTCCCATTCCACAGGCGCACTCGCACGCTCCCATAAAACCCTCGCCTCCAAATCAGCCGCAGTCTTGACCGCCGCATCGTCAACCTTCACCTTCTCCGCACCCGCCGGATACGGAACCAGCGGCACAACCGACCGCTCCATCCACATCGCATGTCGCCGCGCCTTGAGTTCTCCAACATCTGCGATCAAACGCTGCACATCTTCTTTCGTATGCATCTTCATTTCCTTTGCTTGCTGGGTTTTGAATCGTAGAAAGGATCAATAAAACCCTTGGGGGAGAAGTGCCTGCCAAACCCGGATCCCGGCAGAGCGCCCCCGACTTGGGGAAACTGATCAAAAATTGGAAACTGCAACGTCACGACAGGCGAGAGCGTCACCGCCACAACGGACACGCCATCGCCACCAAGCAACAAGAGGCCGTCCACCGTCGATACGAATTCCTGCGGAACTCCAAGAAAAACATTGCCGTTTAAATCAATTGCTATACGTTCCTCAAGACCCGGCATTAGGTATCATCATGATGAAAGTTAAAGTCCTTCTATTACCCGTCCGCTGGCGCCGCACCCTATTTCCAATATTATCTCTGGCGGTAGCCGTAGCCGTCATGTACGCGGCTAGGTATGCGGCAGTCGTGTTTATCGACAACTTCTAATTACTTAATGGCAACCACGCTACAACATCGGTTGAATCTTGTCCGCCCGGCGCCATAAATGCCGAAGCAGATGGAACTACGGTCGCCAGAACAAACGTTCCCGAACGTAGATCCACGCTGGTAATATTCCAGGTAAATGTAAACGTTCCAAATGATTGCTCAGCGCCGCCGCCTTGCGGTTGGCCAAAAATGGGAACGCTAATAGTTTGTGGCCCCGAAACCGAACCGCCTCGGGTGTATATGGAAAAACTACCTGGTACGCCCGGAACCGTCAGGACAGTCGGCGCGGTGCCATGTACAACGATATTGTCTGGAAAGACGCCGGCTCCTGGAATATAAACCATGTTGATCGTTTGCAACGGCCTGATCGTGTAAAGTAATTGATCTACAATTACGGATAATGCCTCCAGTGTTCCGGTTACCGTGCCCAGGAGATGAGATACTATTTTCAGATACGGATCATTATTACCCGTCGGATCGGTGACCCAGATTGGTATGCTCATGTCGGCACCAGCACAATTTTTCCTGGTGCGGTCGCCGCATCCGTCAGCGTTCCAGTCTGCGTTTGTAGGTCCGCAAGTTGCTGAATGCGGACGTCTAAGTTGCCGCCCATGATTGGCGTATGTCCGTAGAGTTTGTCTGCCGCCCCGGCGAGAAATATGTCGGGGATTATCTCCTTCTGGAGACTGCCGAGCACATCAGGTTCCCACCGGAAAGCCTGGCGTAAGATGTTTGAGCCAAAGATGGTCAGGGCCGGATGCACCGGCTCGATGCTAACGACGCCGCCAAGAGTTTCAGTAACATTCACAAATTTTGCGATGATGCTCGGGGGGACTCCCCCACTAAAGATGAACGAAGTATCGAACCAGATGGATAGGTCAGCAATGTCACCCTTGAAGAAGTTGCCCTGCGTGTCAGTTCCTATGTAGAAAGGTTTCCCGTTCGTTGGGGCAGAGCTGAATGCGCCTCCTGTAGCCTGAGGATTACCGCTCGCCGCCTGGCCGTTAACGAGCAGGAGGGCCTGATTCGCCCCCGCGTCGATCGTTCCCATCATATGAAACCAGCCGGGGGGAATAGGCGTATCAAAGAATAATTTGTTGTTGCCGCTGCCTTGAGAAAACTCCAGCTTCCCACTTAGCGATGGATCAATATTAAACCAGCCTGCGAACGATATTATCCCTGTGTCGTCTGTGGCAAGAACGTCCGTAGTAACTAGTCCTGTTGCTCCGTCGAAGTGGACTGCGTTGGGCGTATAGCCGTTGGGGTTCGCCGGAGTCCCGATCGGGACGAGCGGCGGGAAGCCTGGAACGGGAGCATTACTGAAGATCATCGCTCCGTTCGAATCAATGATCTGGAGCTGAGTTACGTGATGGAATCGACTGATGGCGACAGCGTTAGTCGTAGCGTCGTAGACGAGGCGCAAGTATCCGTCGAGGATTAGATTAGGATCAAGCGCCAGCCCGCCGTTTGTCTCTAGAATAGTTGGAAGCTTCGCCAATACCCAGACGCCCGGCTGTGGCAGAAGCCCAGTGAACTGTTGCGCGGCACGAACAGTTACGACTTGCGATGCCCCACCGGCATTATTAACAGCAAGGTTGACGGGGCCAACATCGGCACCCTGCTTGGATACGTCGGGATAGCCGAGCAGGTACCAGACTTCATGAAACGTGTTGGTGAAACTGCCGGACAGTCCGCTAGCCGCTCCACTTGTGGATAGACTATTTATTAACTGGAACGTTGATTCGCCAGACTGAGAGCCTTTTGGCAGACCGGAGCTGAAAAACCCGGAAACCTGCAAGCCCTTGAGATCTTGAATGAACGTGGAATTTACAAAGTTCAAGTATAGAGTGGCCGGAAAGTATTGCAGCGCAAGGTGAGTGGAGAACGACGTAGGATCAGCAACTCCGCAGACCACCATGACCCAGTAGCCGGGCGACTGGGCACCGAATTGGGTGACCGTTACTGGCGTTTCTATCGCGCCTGCCAGGGTCCCAGGCTTTAATAATGGATCAACTGCTGCTATGTCGAACGAATCGTAGAACAGTAGATTCCAAACCGAACCTTGCCGTCCAGCAGCGGCCGGAATGATGATCCCCGCAGGAAATTGCAATTAGAATCTCCCGAAGGCTATCCACTGGTTTAGATCGAACTGGATGAAACCGAGCAGAGCGTATTGGCCGAGAGAGATAATTGACGCTGTGGGGAATAGTGCGCCGCCTAAGGCCGCGTTCACGACCAGTTGACCAGCGCCTAGCTGCACGCACGTGATCTGCGCGCCAACCGGAAACCCCAGAGGTATCGTCGCCGTCTGCGTGGAGCCAGAATTAAAAATAACAAATGCCTGCGCATCCGCCAGACCAAATGTGTACGTCACCGCCGTCACTACATGGATCGGCGTCGGCGGCAATAGCGTCGTCGTCTGCAGCGTGAACGGCGTCCCCGGAATGGAAATCGACATTAATGCGTCGTCCAGTTCGTGCCATCACATACAACTGGTACGGTCACACTGCCGCCGCCAACATAGGTCGCCCCATAGGTCGGCGCGGTGGCATCACTGACCGCGATTCGCGAGCCCTTCAGGTTGGAATTACAAGTCGCGATCGTATCCGAGGTAAACAACGGAGCCCCCAGGCTGCTCATCAAATTAGTGCCGCCCACGAAGCCCCTTCCGTTACTGTCGTAGCCATGCAGTATTCGTGGGTTGACTGATTTCCACACGAAGTCGAGCCACTGCTTGCCCTGGGCGTCAGCAATCGGCGTGCCCCAAAAGCCTGCCGCGCCACAGCAGCCGCCACCGACTGAGAATGCCGCGGGGACGGAAACAGTCAGGCAGTTCGCAAATCCGGGACTAAAGGAGCATGGACCGCCGTTTGCTGTGACCAGCGCCACCAACGGCATCGCGATAGTTCCAAGCCCAGAAGTAACCGCATCGGCCCCAGGGATAAGGATGTAACTCACATTTGGCGTTACGTCGCCGCCAATGCCGCCGCCGACACCGACTTGGTTGCTGCCGGCCTGGGTGACAAACCCTTGTCCAGAGTTGCCGGAGCCGACAAATCTTCCCAGTGCTGCCGTGTCCCAATTCGGCTCGCTCGCATTGAGCGCCGTATTGCCGACGATCATATAGAGCGTATCGGCGACATTGGAGTCAAACGGATGGCCGCCATCGCAACCGGCGTTGGCTGTGAATGAGTTTGCCGTATTCGAGGCAATCGTGCAGGCTTTCGTGAAGCCACCGCCGCCATAGCGGTACTGATAGGAGTAGCCGACCCACTGGTTGACCGTCCAGCCCGGGCTACCAGCATCAACTAGCGTACTAGTTGTTGACGAGGACGTGTTGATATGTCGCCATGTCGTACCGCCACCGTTGACGAGAACGAAGTTGCGTCCCTTGGTATTATTTACGCTAGGATGAACCTGCGACCCAGGCATGTACTGGAAATTCTGGAACCAATCCAACAGATCCGCTCCGATCGTCTCGCTTGAGAACACATCGAACGGACCGCCACCGGTATTGCTCAGCAGGATGTCGCCTTCCGAACGCGCGCCATTAATCGTTGAGACTTCAGTTGCCACCCCGCCTGGAGAGGCGACGTCGGCACCAAGTACCGAGGCTTGATAAAGCACCGGCGAGAAATTGAACTGATCCGTGTTCTGATTCTCAAAATGCGTGCCGTAGAGCGAGACCGAACCGCCAAAGCTGAGAATGCAACTGCCGGCCCAGAAGCCCTGGCAGTCACCATTGATAATGACGTGCTCAAGAGCGTTGTTGCCACCAAGTATCAATCCAGCAGAGGAGGCAAATCCCAGAAACACTGGGTTGATATACGTTACCGTGTCGCCCTGTGCGCCACCACCCGAGCGCGACACCTCAATGCAAGCGCCGTTAAAACCAACGGAGCAGAACATGTCGTAGAGCGTCAGCTGCTGGGTCTTTAGCCCGCTTGAGTTGCCGCTGCCGACATTGTCCAGCGAGATGAGCGGGACCGGATTGGAGCTCGGAGTGTTCGTGGCCCCGCCGCCATAGCTGAGATTGAATATTTGCCCATAGACACAACTGTCGCACAGCCACATGATCGAGTCGGCCGCGCCTTTCCATTTCCACATCGGGCTGACGCCACCGCCGTTGTTGGGAAAGCCGCGCCCGGCGAACCAGTCAACAAATCCTTTCTGATGTGAGTAGATTTGCTGGTTAATTCCATACTGTCCGCTGGGGACGTAGAACGTCAGGTTCCCCACACCGGCGTTCCACGTACCGGCGGCAGGCATCGAGTTTGGCGCAGCATTCCTCGCATACGCCGCATACTTCGCCTCTTGCGTCCCTACCGTGTCCCAGGTCGTCCCCACCGAATACACGGGAGATTGCCGCCACTGCGGATTCGCAGAAATGTCGCCGCTCGTTATCGTAGTCGCGCCGTTGTCCGCCTTGGCACCAAACCAACCAACACTCATGCGGTCAGTAGCGACAAAGTTCAGCCCGCACCAGCGCCCAGTCGAATCTTGTATCGCATTCCACGACGTAGATGACTGACCAGAACAGATATACGGCGCACCATAGCCGAGATCGTTGGCAACCAAATAACCGGAACTTATGAACGCTCCGCCACCAGTATCGGTCGTAGGAATAGCAGCACGCGCCGGACCCGTCGCAATGCCGCCGCCACCACTGCCGCCACTAGGAATCGGACCTGGAGGCGCAGGAACCACTCCGGCATTGCCGCAAACAGTGCCGGGCTGGAACACACCATTACACTGCGCATGAGCCGAAGAGATAAACAAAGCCAACAGAGCAAATATCTCAATCATTTCTGATACCATCCACCTGTATCAGGCCACAACGTCACACCACCAAAGTTCGACGTCAGCATAATGCTCGCCAAACCCATGATCGTCTCAGCACCACTCGGCAGTATCGTAATAGGATGCGCCACCGCAAATCCGCCACGGTCAATGATAGATGTCGGAACGCCGCCTCGAGATCCCGCCGGCGGAAGCTGGATCGTTACCGCACCATTGAAATTCACCAGAATATCGCCAGCCAGACCACCAGTGAGCGTGTAGGTGCCCGAGTTCACCAAAATCGGCGGTGGTGGAGGCAATAATAACGCCGTCAGTAACGTCGTCGGTAACACAAACGGCGTGGACGGAATCGTAATCGACATCTATCCCTCAATTGAATCGCGCGGGGCACCATGCTCAGCAGCACCACGGGGGGATTTAATGCCGCCCGCCATCAGGATCGTGTCAAGCGACCGACAGCGCCGCGCGAACCGTCAAACCTTGGCACGATGCCGCCGAACAGCATCGCGAACCTGTGCCCGCCGCTTCTGTGGATCCCGGTACTTGTACGTCGAACACGTCCCAGCCTGTGGCTTCGCTACCGCCTTCGGCTCAACCTCAGCCATCAGATGCCGCTCACGCATCGCCCGTAGCTCATCAAGCTTGCTCATTCTGTAATCCATCCCGTAATCCATGTAATCCACAGGTAATCCATGCCTGTAATCCATAGCGCATGCATGTAATCCATAGCCGATTGAAAACCGCCGGATGATAGAGAAGCAATAGGCGAAATTCCCACCAACCCTCGGGGTGGGTGCACACCCCCGCCCTAGCCACGATCGAAAGCATTAACGTGATGTTAACCGCATATCATAGCTAAGCTATTGATTGCATTGAGTATGTCTATTCATCAGCTAAGCCACAGCTAATGGGGCCATAGGGCCTACGCTATTCATGGGCTCGAGCTCAATGCAGCTAACCGTTTGAAACCACACACACACAAGCGGTTTACACCTAGATAAAGTGGGCCTTTGTTTGCCAGGGCCATTATCCCATTGCACTGGACTAAATCCAGCGGCGCCCACAGCCGGGTTCATGAGTGCCCTAAAACAGCGAAGCGCGCTATGAGGGCAATTATCGAAACAATGGTAAGCCCACCGATAATAAAAGCCAGACAGCCAATCCAGGCAAATCCATCGTTCACGCAACCTCCTACAAACACATAGCCATTTCGGATATCCGCATCTGGTGCATAGTTTATCTGGGTCAACGTTAAGGATGGTAGTCAAACACTTCCACCTTTCGACACTCGCATTGTAACTGTACCTCGTTAACGCTGGCCAATTGCTTGGTATACTCGCTGTAGGCATTGCAAGATGCTAGCCGCCAGAATGCTGAGCCCCACACATCGCCTGTGCTATAATGCAGAACTAGCAGCCACACTGCGGCGTATTTCATCCTAGGCTTGACCTGGGATGACGTAATGGCCTGGGACGCATTTCCACTTAATTATCTGCCAATTAGCGTATTGCGGATTATCCTTGAGCCAAGCGGCTATTTCTTGTTGGCCGTCTATTTGGCATGATTGCCAGGTTAGTTGGCTGTCCATTGCGCTGTCGCTTATGATTTTTTCGACGCAGATTGCCCCTGAGCATAGAACTGCGACCAGTGTAACGAACAATTAATTACGGTGCTGGCGTATTGGCCGCAACCGCTTGAGCTAATGCGTTGGTATTAGCTGTGATGGCATCAACAACGCCCTGAACCGCTGCAGGATCATTTGATGCGATTGCGGCTTTAAGCAATGCGGTTAGCTGTTGCAACAATGTCACTGTTGAGCCCACAACTGTTGTATTGGCGGTTACAGCATTCTGCACGTCTTGAATTGTCGCCATAAGTCTAGCCTCCTGTTTGAGTAGTAAATCCAGTTTATATTCGATCCGATTGAGTTGGGCGCCGGTTGGATCAATCCATTGCCAAAACGCCATCTATTCCTCTGCTTCGCTCATATAATCATCTGGATCATCGGGCGGTTCGTTATCGTTGGCTTCCCATTCATCGGTTGGCATGAGGCACAGCAATAGAAACTCAATCAATGCTTGGTCTCTTGCCATTCGATACCCTGATCCTTGGCTAATTGTGCAGCGAGCTCTGGCGATAGCTGGGCGATCTCACGCAATGTCGCCATTGGATCGGCGACCGTTACTTCCATGTGGTCAACATAATGACCTTCGGCCTTGCCAATAAGTTCTTCGGCTCGCACTGCAGCGCCAATATTGTCTGTATCAAGCGCAATCTGTTGCAGGCGATCGAGCCGTGAAATATGCTGTTCCTTGCTGCGCACGGCATGACCTAGCTCGGCTTTGCGCGCTGCAGCGAGCCATAGCGCAACGTTAGCATTGTCGCACAACCGCGATGCGGCAACCCAAATGCTTTCTTTCTGCATACTCGACGTGTCGTAAGCACCGCGGTAAGCGTCGCTAGCTGTCTTGCCCGACAAAATGCCGGCGACAAAGTTCCGTTGCTGTTCGGTGATGTCGGGAAGCTCTGCGCCCTCTTCGATTGGCGTTATCTTGCGTTGCATGTTTTATTGCATACCTGCTATGCCGTTATGGCATACATTTTCCTATTGCACCCAATGTGCCGTTATGGCATATTACCGATTGTCGGATTGCAGTCCGACTAACACGAACCGCGAGGATCAAATGACAACACTCGTTTTAGTTTATCAAGGCGGAATAGCAAACGTTTTTGAGCTTTCCGACAAAGGGCAAAAGCGCATTCTCCAAGCATCATTCAACGAATGTGAATGGTTTATGCGCGGCGCTCAATATGCTGGTGCTGACGTTGACGTAGCCGGCTGTAACATGGCTGGCGACATAGCGAACATGGCATGGACGCGAAATCTCGAATTGTTGCCCTTCCATGACAAATTCGGCTGCGCATGGATGCAAAAACAAAATTCGGCAGTGTGACATGCCCCGCCCCTCAATCGACTACATCGAAATGCTGCAAGACCCAACCAATGGAGAATGACGATGAGCCAGATAGATGCAATGGCAAAGCAACTTGATGCGGCATACCACGAAATATCAGAATTAAAGGGCGTGATCCAAGCATTGTTGCAGGCACACAGCGCAATAGTTGTCTGCCACAAAGACGCAATGCAGCATCGTGATTATGCAAACGCAATCAAACAACTGCAAACCATCAGCCAATCTTAACCCGCGCCAATGGCGCACAACCGCGAGGAAAGTGTCATGGCTAGACATATGAGCGAATGGAAACATCGCGAATTAATGCTGCAGTACAACCGCGAGGATCACATGACAATGCAACACGTCACACGATACGTTCCAACATACGTCAAGGCAGACGGAATGCGAACCCTTATGAGAGCCGCACAAGGGCGAGACACGTTTGCCACAGAAGCTGAAGCGCAAGCCTGGATTGACGCAGTAACAAGCAACAATAGCGCCGACACGATCCAGCAAGTGTGGGGAGGCAACCCGCAGTTCGCGGTTCGCTCTTGCCCTTGCTATCCCGGCCACTTTGATCCGCAAACCGTGTGGTTTGATTAACATGCCCCGCCCATCAATCGACTACGCGCCTAGGCGCACAACCGCGAGGGAAGTGTGATGAACAGAATAACAGTAACTCAAGAAACCCTGACTGATGGTTCCAAAGTCTACAACATTGCCATCAGCGAGATGGCTTTACATGCATGCAGCGAACAAGACGCTATTACCTTGGCTGACACGCTAAAGACGCTAATAGACGTTAAGACCGTCGATCCAGTGGCAATTAAATTCGACTACTGAAACAAGCGGGGCGAGGCGGCTTGCAGGCCAACCTCGCCCCTATCATTGCGGTTCCATATAGGCCCCGAGAACCGCGAGGAAAACGAGGCTCACACAATGACAACTAAAGCTTATCTCACCGCGCTCAAAAAGCTAGGCCTTACCCCGCATGGTGTCGCAACACGCGCGACACTTGGCCTATCGGCTCGGCAGCTTGCGCGACTTGCGGCCGGAGCCCCGGTCACCGAAACGCTGGCCAAGCTTATCGAATGCTTGTTAAGCCGCTCGTAATTGCTCCATGCCGTCTGCTGCTTCCTCAAGAGCGTGAATGTTGTATTTCACATCGTAGCCAGTAACATGCTCTGCAATTATGGCCACAGCGTCAATCGCTTCCTGCTTTGTTGCTCCCCCCGCAACAATTCCGCCAATCTCGGGAAACGTCACCGATTGCGGGACGTAATACTGCTTTCCGCCAATTATCGTCAAATAATGCAACTTTACGTTGTCCTCTAATTCCTTTGGAAACTCAATAGGTTGCCAGCCATGATTGGCCCAATCAGAAGTCAGAATAAGCTGCGCGCCCCATGCGTGCTTGAACTTCGGTTCTATGACCGCGCCAGCAGCACCCATCCATAAGATTTCCGCCAAGTTCTCAATCAAATACTGATAAAGCTCACCAGGTGGGCTCGCCATCCGGCAACATGGATCAATCAAATACGGCGTATTGTCTTGCGCGATGCAAATTTCACTTGACCAGAACCCGCGGTATTTGAGATCCCGAAATAGCGGGCTAAGCTTAGAATTAACATAGCCAAGCGCACGCGGCATCGCCGCATAATCCGATACCTTGCCAATGTACCCCGCGTCCTTTGTTTCAATACCGAATAATGCTTGCTGCGGATATTGGCCGTCAACGGTAAATCCATCGTACCCAACCTCTACCTTGGCATCTATCGGCTCTTCAACCACGAATTCCGTAATGTTTTTCTTTGCCCCTAGCGCGTGCTCGAGTTCGTCCAGGCGGGGCTCGATCAGTGGAAACGTTTTTGCCAAAAATGTTTCCATATCGCCACGAGTACGCGATATCTTCACAAACTGATTATCATGCCGCTGCAAGTGCCGGCGCAGGTCGTAGGTGCCGGTTATCGCCCGATACGGCGCGACCGGCAGTCCCAAGTCACGCAGCCAACGTTTTGCCTCGGGACGCATGAACTCTAACGATTCAGCCAGTCCCGAACCCCATACACGCTTGCCAATACCTCGCAAATAGACTTGCAGCGGACCATGAAAGATATCGGGAAACACAAACAAATCTATTTCTTCGATATGCGGCCATATCGAATTGATGCGCGTAACCCCGGGGATACCATCGCCAATGATAACCGAATTGCCGCGCGGAAAACCTTGTTCCCAAGGACTGTGGTAGAACACTTGCCCGAAACTATGGGCCAAAGTTTGGGCAAGACTGGTATAGAGACCGTTATCAAACACACACACCGTTTTATCGGCTAGATACGGCCCAGCAAGCTTGTAGTCTACTGTTTGCGATATAAGGCCTGGGTCCGACATTATGGCGCCGATTGTGTGAAGTGCGTGATGAACAACTGTGACGAGACCTCGTCAGCCTCAGTGAGCGTCAGCGTAGCGCCGACGAGCACCGTCGCGGCTGATGCAAGAGAATTCTTGCGTTTCGGTAGTCGCAAGAGCACCACCGACAATGACCGAAGCCGCGGCTGTGAGTGTGTCGGCCGCTTCGGTGATTGCCAGGCTTCCGCCGATGAGACCGTTCGCGGCGGCGGAAAGAGTATCGGCTCCTTCTGTTGCTGTTAAAGCCGCGCCGACCAGAACTGTAGTAGTGGCCGACAGTGTATCGTTAGCCTCGGTGGCCGCTAGATCGCGTCGCCGTGGCGCCGAGCTCGGTATCAATCGCATTAAGTTTCGCATTGCGCAGCAACACACCGTATTGCAGCGCCATTGATAATTACCCTCCAGTTAGCCACATCACTATGCCGCTGATTAATGCCAGTCCTAGACCAAAGGGTGCCCAGCCAGCATAGCGCGCTCCATTCATGCCCATGTCGAGAAAGGCAGTCACAATGCACACAATGCACACTATTTCCGCAGTTACGAAGATCATCATGCTAGTAGGGAGACGCAATTCTAAGAATTGCATTTCGCCAATTAAGTGATTTGCCGCCCCATGTCCAGAGCGCGCGCCAATGTGTTCAACCCAGTACGCAGCTTGCCATATCCGCCGTCGTTCCATAGCGCCGCCATTGGCCAATTCTCCACGCAAATGCCAAATGTTATTTTGCTCACTTCGTGGCCGTGTGATTTATCCGCTTCCATCAAAGCGTTATAACAGCCAGACCACTTGCGGCGCACATACAAAACCGTTTCCTCGATTGGCTCGTGTGTTGAACGACCGCCGCCAATCTCGAATGACGCCGCATGAGGCCCAAGGCTGTAGCCCATGATCGACGCATGGCGCCGGCACAGTATCGACCACGCATCGCCCGCATCGAATTGCTCTTGCGATATTGAGCACGCATAATCGCCTTGCTGGCGCCGCAACAACAGTCGCCCGAGAGTGGAGCCGGCTTTGCTGTCCTCAGCTGTGCGTTTAACCTCAATACGGTGACCCTGAATTCTTTTAAATTCGAGCACTATCCCATCCTCCCTCAATTGCCGTTCGCGCACTGCTAGGGCCTCTGGATGGATTTGCAGCGGTTCGCCCCGACTCTTGCCGTTGCGGTCGCGACGGACGTTAGATTTGCGGGGACGGGCCATTTTCCACTCTCACATATTTTTCGCCGTTCCAGACATAGCCATGCTTTGCGGCTACTGCGTCGTAGTCGATAACCGGCGCATCCCCTTCATCTTTCCGAATAGCTCCGGCGATATATTCGACAGGATTTTGCCTGTCGCTCGCGGCCTTTATTGCATTACGAGCGCCGTCGATTCCGCGCACCTTGAACAATTTTGCGATCATGCCGCCCGCATTTTTTCCTAAAATTTCTTTGCCATAATCAAACAGCAACTTCTCTGCTAATATCTGCCATTCATTTTTCATATGCGGACCCCTGTAGTTATATGCTGGCTGGTGAGTGCAGGAGCTTGGGCAAAGGACGACCAGCCCCAGCCTGTGCTGAGGTTGGTCCGTCCCTTGCGATATGCTGGCCGGAGCCGTGCTATCGCCTGGGCATCGATCACGTGCAGCTCGGATCGACTTGGTGCCAACTTCTCGGCGCTATGCTGCGCGCCGCTGACTATCCCTCACACCTTTCGGACCGGGACTGCATCGTTGTCAGGCCCCACGATGATGCACCGCACCGGATGACTCGCCGTTGCAACCGCGATCATTCCGTCACGCTTCACAAAATTGGTCATGCCACTTGCGCCTTACGATCTCGGGCAAACTTGCGCTGATACAGCTCGAGTTCGGCGCGGGTACGCACGGGAATGTAGTTAAACGCCTTGCAGCAGTGATGTGCGCAGTAGGAATGCCTGCGCAGCGTTACATCGCCGCAGAACAGCATTTGGATGCCTTCATTAGCCACGGGCCACCGGCACTGATTGAGCTTGAGATCGAATATTCCGGTCGGGTTTTCGATGTGCTCGGGTTCAATTTCCGTCGCCATTTTTCCGTGCGTTGGCGGCTTTTGGCCGTACACGGCATATTTTCGTTTTGGCTTGTATCGCCGTGTCGGCCGTCCTGGGAATTGTACAAATTTAGATCTGAGCCCGATCCGATGCTGCTTGCCGATTATGGCGTTACGGGAAACGCCTATGATGTTGCCGATTTGCGAGCATGACAGCCTCTGCACGGTAAGCTCTGTCAGCAATTGCACTGCCGCATCGTCCCAGTTAAAGCCGGTCATGCGATTGGCCTCACTGTCACGCGGGAGCCCTGCGGCGCCCAGCCCCATTCGACGGTGATCCGCCGCATGTGCTTAGGGCTATCGTCCACAATGACCTCGATGCGTCTCAGATAATCTATGAGGAATTTCAATGAGTTATCTAGGTCTATGCGGGTGTGGTATTTGGATAAAACAATCAAAAGCTCGAATTTATCAATGCGTTTGCCGACGATGCGTTTCGGCCCCGACAGCATCAGCGCATCGGCACCCTGCATCCAATTTTTAAGTTTAGCTTGAGCCCGCCAGTCGATCTTGCGCGTGCGGTTGACCGAGGGCGGTGGTGGTAGGTCAATTGTGATATCGGGTGGAGCTCCGAACGGCGGGTCGGCAAAACTTGGCGCGCAAAAGCCCATGCGTTCCCTCCATGCCGACCAAACACAGGAACGCAACTAACAACTATTCCGCTTGCGCGGACTGTACTTTTAGAGCATCGTCGTTCACAGGGAACGTGGCCAATAAGTATTCAAGGGTCACGCGAGCGGAAATAGCAGTGTCAATATCCGGCACGCCGAATTTCTCCCAGCGATGCACGGTCGATTGATCGACGCCGAAGCGCGCGCCAAAAACCCTCTGACTTTCGCCAAGCTTTTTGCGAACAGCCTTTAGTTCATCGCCAGTAATCATGCGCGGAGTATATGCGCAGTGAATAGCTCAAGTCAATGCCATATGCATAGAATTAAAATGCATATTGCATTTATGTCAAATCCTTCCGATCGGCTTGTCAAAGCTAGAATACGGCTGTATGCCACAGCAGCGGACGCTGCGAGGGCTTTAGGGATGCAGTATCCAACATACGCCGCGCATGAAAACGGCTCCAGGGGCTTCTCTGACAATCTGGACCGCTATGCTAGGGCGTTTAAGGTCCGCGCCGAGTGGTTACGGAGCGGCATGGAACCGATGAAATCGGGCGAACAGCCGCCGATTGTGGCAAAGCTCGAGGAACTGCCCCCGGAAAAGCGCAAACAAGTCTTTGAATACATAGAATTTTTGAAGCAATCCGGCTAATCCACAAAAAAATTTATGCACTGTCTATGCAATTTGCATTGACACGGCCTATGCTTTATGCATAATGCAATCACATTCGGGAGGGGTCAAATGTCCTGCATCAGCCACGCCAAGCCCGTTAAAGGGGCCGCCAGCGAACCGACACTGCACAAGCCGACCTATTGGGTATCCATGCAGCGATGGATGAGCCTCACGATCGAGCAGCACCGCAATCTGGACAGCTATTGCCGAGACATGGGACTCGAGCTCGGCATCGACCTAATCGGAGATCGCTGCAATGGCGTTATGCAGACCGAATTACAGAAGGACAAGGACGAGGAACGCGAGGGGGATTGGACGCGATGAGAAAGCAAGCCATCAGCTACGATCAGGTCGTCGCATTGATCCGCCGCTCAGGCCCAAAGACGATGGTTCAGGTTGCCGAGGTCTTAGGCCGATCAACCACGTTCACCGCCGAGGCGATGCGCCGTGCTCGGCGCGATGCGGTGCTCAAGGTCATTGGCAAGGATGAATACGGCCGGCTGATTATTGCCGCAGTGCAGACTCACGACTGGCCCCAGAGGGAGGCGGCGGAATGAACAACTTCACGCTTTTCATGGTCGCTTACACGATCAGCTTTATCACACACAGTTGCCTTATCCTGGTGATGTCAGGAGGGCCTGGCGCATGAAAACATCCATGTGGAAAATCGAACTGCGCGAGGATCAATTCGAAATTCTGCAATTGCTCATAGATCGCAGCATCAACGAAGCAAATTCGGGTAATAAATCTTGGTTGCCTATGAAGATTGCAAAAATTGAGCTGGTCGAACTAGCAAATTATTTAATGGAAATGCACGGATGAAAAATCTCGATCTCAAATATATTCAGGACGAAATCACGGCATTGCTGCTCGCGCATCCCGAACTTGATGAGGATGAGGTTCTGCGCCGTGACAGCATCGAGGGCGAGACTGGCGCATTTGAATTTCTCTCGGAGATCGTTCGCAAGATCGGCGCCACGGCGGCCATCGCGTCAGGCACCGCCGACTATATCGGCGAGCTGCAGGAGCGAAAGCAGCGATTGGACCGGCGCGAATATGCGCTGCGTGCCCTGATTTTCAAAGTCATGAACACGGCCGAGATCAAGAAGGTCGAGCTGCCGGAAGCTACACTGTCAATCCGTAGCGGTGTGCCAAAAGTGGTGATCGTCAATGAGCATGAATTGCCCATCGAGTTCATGCGCATCAAGAAAGAGCCAGACAAGAGCCTTATCAAGGCGGCTCTTGTTGCTAACCAGAATGTTTACGGCGCGGTCTTATCGAATTCAGAAGCAGTGCTCTCAATCAGAACCAAGTGAGGATCAAATGCTAGTTGATGATTTTTTTCCGAGCAAATATCTATCTTCGGACGATCTGCAGGGACGCGAGATCAGGCTGGTCATTGCGCGTGTCGAGAGCGAGGAAGTTGGCCGCGATCGTGACAAGAAACCGATTTTGTATTTCACCAAAGCCAAGAAAGGCATGGTGCTGAACAAGACCAATGCCAAAATGATCGCCGCGGCTTACGGCAAAGACACCGATCAATGGGAGGATCGGGAGATCATTATTTTCTCGATGAAGGTTCAATTCGGCGACGAAATTGTCGATGGCATTCGCGTCAAAATTCCGCCAGTGGCAGCAAAACCAAAACCGGCGCCGCGAAAGCCAGAGCCAGTAGATTACGAAGAAGTGCCGTTTGACGATAGCGTCGATGACATCGCGGACACGTTTCGATGACCGCGCACGCGGCGTTCCAAGCTGTATTTGTAACCTGCCGGCAGGTGCGGGATGAAGTTCATTTTATCTTCTCGGCGCCAGCCGAACAGGGAACAGATTACCTTGATCGCATAGGCGGCTTTCCTAAGCCGGGGGAATCCCGGTGGTGTGTAATCGCGCGTTTGAATTCTGGCGTTTCCCCCGATGCGCCAGACGAGGGTGATGCAACCCATGCCCCCCAGCCGACGCATCCGCAAGTCGCTGCCGCAAGCGAGCCCTCACATAAATTGGTGTGTCCCTAATGAAACACAAACAGCCGAAGATGGCGGGTAAATATGTTAAGGCTTTTAGCTGGCATACGCGTATTGAGAAATTTGTTTCTTCAATTATCGCAGAAACGCCGCTGCTCCATGTTTGCTCGGGACCAATTAGCCAATTCGGCAATGTTCGGTTGGATCGTTTCGTTAAACCTCAAGCTCCTGGCGTTATGGCCGATTGGTGCAATTTGCCGTTCAAAGACAATAGTTTTGAAGCTGTGTTTGCCGATCCGCCGTGGAATTTAGGTCAAATGAAAACTTGCGCGGATTTCTGCAAGGAGGGGCTTCGCGTGGCACCGGTTGTTTACTTGATGGCACCGTGGCTTTGGGTCACGAAGGGGGTCAAGCGCACTAACATTTGGGTCAGAGAATTTCCGGGCGTGAACGTGCCGATTTTAATTGTTCGCTATCAGCGCTCGGCTCAACTTACTTTGGGGCTACCGAGTCCATATCCATAACCGCGGCTGGAATGAATGAGAATAAAAGACGAAACACACTTGGATTTTATTCGCGGCTTGCCGTGCGTTATCTGTCATGACAACACCACGACAGAAGCGGCACACGTTCGAATGCCAATGCTTAGAGCCGCCAAGAAAATCACCGGAATTGGCATCAAGCCGAACGATTGCTGGACCGTTCCGCTTTGTTCAAGGCATCACAGACGCCAGCATGAGATTGGGTCGGAATCGAAGTTCTGGGGGGATTACGGGATCAATCCGGTCGAGATCGCGGCTTTTTTATATTGCGCGACCGGAGATCCAGAGGCGGGGGAAGAAATCGTGAAAAGATGCAAATGCTGATCGCTAAGTCGGAAGTACTGGAAATTACCGGCAAGAGCTACAAGACCATCTGGACGTGGATGCAGGCCGGCAAATTTCCGCGCAGTCGCCTTGTCGGCGGCCGGGTCATGTGGCTGTCAGGAGAGCTAGACGCGTGGCTCGACGCACTGCCGGTGCAGCGTCTCAAGGGCGACGCGCCGGCTAAGGCTCAGCTAAGGAACAGCACGTAATTGTGGGTAACAGCGTGTTAATGGCTCGTAACAGGAAAATGCCGCGCTTGTAAAGCGATAGCGCAATTAGCTGAATGATCTCAAGGCGCAAAATGCTAAGGTCGAATTAAACGCATATATCCGGTTAAGTATCTGCAATATAAGGATTTCTGTTGGATCGAGATCTGTTCCAGCTAAGGCTCAGCTAAGGCGCGAGCAAGGAGGGGAAATGAGCGCGCAACTGTCTTGGATTATGAAAACGCGAGAACTGGAAGCCGAGATCGCCAAGCTGCGCGCTGCGCTTGAGGAACTTATCAGTGCAATTCAAGAGGATTGCGACGTGGTAGAACATCATTGGTTATATGAACAGGTGGAGAAGGCTCGCACGGCCCTCGCCAATGAGCAGGAGGGATAAACGAATGGCGTGGGGTTACCCCGAATCTGCGCCCGAGGGTAGGGTTGGGATTAAATCGGGCTATCAGCAAACCCCTAGGCCCCACGTCGCCAATGAGCAGGAGGGGAAATGAACTTCGACATGTACGAAAATAGGATTATTGATTTAAAGGCCGAAGTCACCAGATTGCGGGATCTCGAGGCGGCTACTTCGACGCGTTTGGAAAAAGCAGATGCTGATAACGCCAGATTGCAAAGTGAAGTAAATTGTGCCCAAGCCGTCTTTGATAGCTACGCCAAGGAACACCAGCAATTCAGCGACCGCATAGACAGATTGCGCGCGGCGCTTGAGGAAATAAACCAACACCGAATGTTTATACCCGAAAAACAGGCTTACGTGGAATTGAAAGAAATAGCCAGAAAGGCCCTCGCCAATGAGCAGGAGACAAAATGATCATCGCTGGTATTGTAATTGGACTTTTGGCGGTGGTTGTTTGGATATGGCTATACCCCAATCTAACGTAAACAAAAATGGTCGCTAACCCCAATAAGGACTAGAAAAATGGTCATATTGGAAAGACATCCTGACAACATGGCTGTCCTGTACGGCAGCACCAATGAGGAATGGATCGTTTTGCCATACTGGCCTTGCAGCGGCGCTACCGTTCGTAAAATTGCACCAGATAAGCTTCCGCGCACATGGATAGATGAATGCGCGATATTTGCAGATAAGGCCGTCGCCAATGAGCAGGAGGAGAAATGATGGAGCAAAAACTATTCGATGTGGCTCATTGGTGGGGACATGCGCGGTGTGCCGATGGTCGTATCATGGCGCATCATCCGCAATCGGACGATCCCGATCATGAGGTTGACGTAGGCCAATGCCCAAACTTTGAAATGGGTACTGGCTGTTGCGAACAATGCAAGGGGGAAGCACTTGGACTCGCCCTCGCCAATGAGCAGGAGGGGAAATGAGCGACTATAGCAAAGTTCCACACCTCATCGACTATGTGCCGCAGCTTGAGGCCGAAATCGCCAAGCTGCGCGCTGCGCTTGAGCCGTTGAGCACCCAAGCAAAGAACTTTGCTGGTTTCGATAAGAGTGCTGCTGTTTCAGTCCCGGTTACGGTCGGGGAATTACGCCACGCAGCCGCCCTTGCTAATGAGGCGGGGGAATGATCAAGGGACTTAGCACCATTCAGAAACTTCGCATGTACCCTGGCTACCACGGCGCCATCGAGGATGCCGTAGCCGAAATCGAGCGGCTGCGCGCGGAGAACATTAAGCTACGCGCGTCGCTTGAGGGCGCGAGATCGCTAAACGTGGCCATCTATACGCTTGAACCGCTGAGCGAGGAAAGCAAGAATCTATTGCTTGAGGAACGCGATTCAATCGATGCCGCCCTCGCCAATGAGCAGGGGGAGAAATAACCGATGACCGCGATGGGATGGGCTGCTGTTCTGTTGGTTGTGTTGGTTTTGGTGGCTTACTGCGTGTGGGGATGGTTGGTTAGCTGAGAGCAGGAGGGAAAATGAGCGGTGGAGAGTATCGTACTTTGATGAGCGGTGCAGAGTATCGTACTTTGCTTGTAAAGCTAAACAATGAACTCGCAGATAAGGACATAGAGATCGCCAAGCTGCGCGATGAGAACAAACAATTAGTAAACGATCACCACCGACTGTATGGCGCAGCACTCATAAAGGTAGATAAGCTGTGCTCGTCGCTTGAGAAAATTAAAAGAGTGACGGACTTCGCGTCCTTTCACGGTCATTTAATGGAGGGAAGCGATGCAGCTCACAGGGCGCATGAGATCAGTTGCGACACCCTCGCCTCGCTTGGCATCCGGTGACAAGCACAGCCAAGGCAATCACAGCAAAAATCATTCTCATCACCGCCGCTCCGGCGCGATGATGCTAGGCATCGGCGCACGGTCGATCATCGGCTGTTCACAGTAGTCAGGGTAGCGACAATCGTTGCAACTACAATAATGAGGGTCGCCCGTACCCGTCGCGCTAACGAATGGGACTCCCGAAATCATGCAAGCCAAGGATTCCCACTAAGATGAATAGGATAAGCCATCCACCAAACGGTCCCCAAGAGTATTGCGTCGGCCTCCACGGATTCATTCCGAAAAGGCCGAAGATGCCGACGAGAACGTAAATCAGCCAGAACCAGATATTTGCACCCACTGTGTTTCTCCTTGTTTGGTGGCTATCGCCGAAGTCAATGAAACCACCTGATTGCTGCACTTGCGATTGCGACGACTACTCCCCACACAATTACGATCATGGCAAAACGGCCCTGCAAATTGGCGTAACTGTTGCTTAGACTGGAAACGTCTCTTTCAGTTGAAGTGCTGCGAATATCCAACTCACGGCGCAGCGCATCTAACGCAGAAGTGCCTTCCTTCGTCGTCCACATCAGACCCGACAAGTCGGACAGAGATTTGCGAAATTCGTTCTGCGCTTCATTGCGCAATGCCTGCGCCTGTTCGGCCTTGTCCACGGCCTTCTCGGCCGCAGTAAGAGCTGCGTTCACCGCCTTTTCGGCGGCTACCATTGCGGTCGAGACAGACGTTTGTTGCGCTTCAAATCGCTGTTGTAATTGTAGACTTAGATCGGAAAACCTTTGATTGATGTGGAGGCTATAGGTGCCGAAATTCCAGCCGGTTTTGTCCACTGTCAAAGGTTCAATTGTCTGCCACGGTCTGTCACGCTCGCGACGCAATTGCTCAATGCTTTCGTGCATTGAAGAAATGCTGTCTCTGAGGGCTTTCAGCCCATTATCATCTGGCATTTTTTATTTATTATTTTCCGCCTGCAGCTACATTGGCCTGCGCCGTCGCGGTCGCCGATTGAACGGTTTTAAGAGCCTGATAGGCCGCCGCTCCCGCGGCTACGGCTTGGGCCAGGCTATCCTTTCCGGCAACTGCCGCCTGCTGTTGTGCCGCGATCGCCTGATTGACGAGGCTCACCGCGGTATTAAGGCCGGCAGCTGCTAGTAGGACAGGAGCAGGAATGCCAACGCCGGCAGCGGCAACGATGCCAATGAGCCCAACAACGTCATTGGCAATCTCTTGCCCATGAGCGCCCATCCATTGCAGCGCCTTGTCAAAATCTAAGGCTATCGCCTCGAGATCGGCGACGATTACTTTTTCAATGTTTGGCAGTGTCGTGGCAAAAAAATTGACAACATTAGTTTCAACGATGCCAAGTTTGGCTTCTACGTCGCTTAGAACGCTCATGACTATTCCTTTCGGTTGACGACTTCCAGCACCATTCGAAATAACGGGAGAGTTTTCGCAACACGTTCGACCAAAGCAATAATAGTCGGATCAACGTGTGGCAAAATCATCTGGGCATGGGGTAACATCGCTTGGATATGCGGCAATACCACCTGTACACGCGGCCAAATCACCTGAATGTCGGCTATGATATGCAATAGCTCGGGCTTTGCCGCCTCGATCTGCGCGATTTGTTCATCGCTAAAACCTTCGATGCGAAGGCCCATATTCTCGATGAACGACATCAGCTAATCTCCGATTACGGCGCCACCGATAGGTTATCGGGGTCAAGCGCCTTTAGTTCATCTATTGCTTGCTGGATCAGAGATTTCAGAATGTTATCGTCAGCTACATTCCAGTAGGAGCGAAGCAGACCTATAATCTCTTGGGCCAGTCCAAGCCTTACAGATACGGTATTGACCATCAGTTAAAACCCATAGGAAAGCGTTGCCGGTAGATGCGCTCGTAACGTGCGCACTGGGAATTTCCATAGTGCGACCGGCACCATTCGCGATGTTGTTCAAGGCCAACGCCAGCGGCGCCTGCGGCCAGACCAATGCCCAGACTGACACAACCGCCGAGCGGCATAGTTAGAACGATGAAAAGAGCCAGGATTTTCATTGTGCAATCACCTTTGGACCAGCGGCATCGGCCATTGCCGGCGACGTGGTTATGATAGCCTTGACCTCGGGAATAGCTGCGGCGCTGGCAAGCCGGCTTTGGTTAGTGCTCGCCAGTCCGTTCAATGCTGTCAGGAATGACGATCCAACAACAGAAATAACGCCGCACCATGCAGTAACCGGCTTTATCAGATACTCAGGAATGGCATCGGTAAGAACTAGCGTTCCGCTGGTAATACATATCGCGGTAGTAACAAATATGCCAATCCAGAAGCGTAGCGTCGGGTCAATGTGCGGCATTAGCGACCCCTATGAGATCCCTGATCTCGTTAAACATTATCGTTTGAGAATAACCCCAATCATCGGGGTGAGCGCCCCGGTGCTGCGTGACCAAAAGTTTGGTCGCGGAATTGTGCGTGATAATATATTGAGCCTGTCCCAATCCCATCGTGTCGAGCCAGTAGGGATCGTAGATGCAGTGAGCACGAGTCACGTTTCCGGGAACGGTGATATAGCCGTTGGATTGTCGTTTATCGTCCATTGAGGGTTGGAAGCCTCCGACAAAATCGACCATGTGCCCAGCCTTATTGTCGCCGTCCAAGTCACCGGCATATTGGGCTGCGCTGCCAGCCCCCAGACTGTCGCCGCATAAGCCGCGAAACCCCTTAAATCCATTTAGGAAATTATAGACCTGCTCGCGAGAGTTCCAACTCACTAGGATGACCGTAGCGCCGATCGCCTCCAGTCGCGTTCTGAGCTGTGGCATCCCCCATGTCGTTTCCGTCAGCGGAAACCCCATGCCGCCCATCAAAGCAATTCGCGCATTACTCATACCGAGATCTCCCATTGAGCGATTAGTTTTTTAATCTCGGCAATGAACGAGTCGCACGGTTTGTTTTCCACAACAACAGGAGCAGGCGTTACCATTGAAAAACCCTTGCCGATTTCATCATCGAGCTCAGCAATAGCGCGGGCAATTATCACGCAGCCTAGTTGCGCATCCCAAGTGCCTCGAGACCACACCCCATCGGCAATATATTTGCCACCTTGATATATCGTAGTGCCACTCCACACATATCCGCTTGGGTGGCCGTGATTGCGCGGTCCAAAGCCATTCCACAATTCCCACTGATAGCAGGCGCGCTGCCAACTCCACTCGGATACGTCGGTGATGTGATCGAGCTTGAGTGCGTCCGCCGCCCCAGCTTCCCAATTCGAGAATGGTCCACGATTCTTCGGCACTAGCGTCGTAGGACGATGCAGCGATTGTCCGTTCCCGAGGTAGGTATCAAATGATGGGTTTTCGCGCTCGAATACCGGCATTACCCACAATGCCGGAACACCGGAAATACTTTGCAACGCCAAAAATCTATCGCGATGCATAAGAAGTCTTTTTGCAACCGCGATAGCCTCGCTTGAGCGAGTTGGATTTGCCGCAGCAAGATTAGCTTTGTATTCCGGTTCTAGTTGGTCGAAGTTCATGCCATTATTTCCTCGATGGTCATGAACCCTTGTCCTGTAAATCCTCCACCGCCGACAATGGCACCTAAAAATGTGTTGGAATTTCCCGAGTTCGTAGTTCCGTTTTCACCGTAGAGGCCATACTGGGTGGGCGGCCAATTAGCGGAAGTCGGTGCGTCAAATGCCTGGCAAAATACCGCCCCTCCTGCAACTGTACTTCCATTTCCTGTAATAGCGGAAACCGAGCCGACGCCAACGGCCCCGGTATTTCTGAAAATCTGGAATGTCGGACTAACTTGGTTTCCGATAGAAATAAATCCAGAGGCTGTAATCCTGAATGGATTGGCGTTGCTTGTCGTCGTGACTGCCTGAGCTAACGCGGTAGCAATCGGGGTGCCAGCGTTAATTACTGTGGTTGTTGTTGTGGTAAGGGGAATATTCTGTACCACATCGCCCGGCTTTTTAACGCCAGGGCCGAATAGCTGCACAGTGGTTGGTGCAATATTGTAGGTCCCGGCGGTAGCAAGTCCGGCAGAATATTCCAAGAATCCGGCGTGGCGGAATGCCTTGTTAGCAAGGGAAACACCATTCGGTGTATAAAAAACACCCGATGAAGTCGCTGCCGCGCTAATCCCGGTGGTTGATTGAAGCGTGGATTCGTTCGATGCCTTAAGTGTTGGTACGGTCGCCCCAGCGCCTGAATGCCACAGCGCCATGACCACGGTGCCGGCATTGTCAAAAAAATCAATCCAGAACCGGAATGGCACGCTATTTTGCGTGCCAAGCGTGGCACCTACCGCGTTGGTGCTTATGTTCAGTGCCGCGGTCAGCGTCCGCCATACCGGAGCGCCGCTTGCCAGAGTCGTGCTACGAAACGGGATCAGCACCGGGTCGCCGGAGCTCGGGTCGTTTCCGGCTCCGGTCTTGACTGAAACGGTCAGAATATTAGAGGCAACCGAGGCTGTAAGCTGCAGATTGATCGGCTCGGTGAATCCCCAGTTTGCGCCGCTCGTGGTGATCTGCGGCGCCCTCAGTCCGTAAGTAAACCAGTTCGTACCGTCTGTCTTGAGTATGCAGCCGGAGCCGGCCCCAATGACCTGCGTGGCAGACCCGTCAATAGTCTGACTGCCGCTACCATCGAGCGTAATCGTTCCGGTCGATTGATTGTTGACCGCGAAGGAAAACGGCGCATTCACAACCGTGGCATCGGGAGTTGTGATGATAATTCCCGCCACGGTAGCCTTGATAAGCCGGCCCTGGTCGGCCGCGGTGGCGTTGTAATTTACGCCGGTCGATACGACCGTAGCGCCGTCCAATGTTTTCCCGAATGCCGCCGTAATATTGCCATCAACGGCAACATCAAATGTATTGAGCGGGTCACCGATCTTGGTCTTGACATCAGACCAGCGTTGTAGATTGGTCGATACGGTCGTGCCGTCATCGGGTGGCGGATTGGCGTTGTAGCCAGATACCGACGTGCCCGGATACAGGTTTGCCAGGGGAGGCTCCTATGGAGTGGGGAATGCTGATTATTCTTCTCGCGCTGGCCTATGCTTTAGACCGACGCTTTGAAGAACTAGAAAACCGGAAAACTAGAGACTTCCTGGAGGATTAGTGTCGCCCTGCAAAAATGGCGATGCTCCTATTAGTCCCGGTCTTTGCGCCGCTTGAGCGGTGTCGGATAAAACGCCAGACCTTAGTTCTTTTCGTTTCTTCAAATAGTCCACTACGGGCTTTCCGCCTCTGACCATTTCTCGAAGCTGATCTGCCGCACGAGTCCTTGTTTTGTTTGCCGCATATCGTGCCACCGCACCAACAGCCGGAATAGCGAGCAATGGGGCAAGTGTAGGGTCCTGAAACGCCTTAAATGCAATTTCTCCGGTTAAAACTCCACCGAAGAACCCAGCAACCGGAGAGAATTTTCCCAATTTAGTCATAAGGTTTTGTAAGTTACCACCGCGGACAACATCTTTGATAGCCGCCTGCTCGTCAGGACTGAATTTTCTTAATCTATTTGGGTTATTTGCCAGCGACTTGAATTGATTGCGGATCGCATTTTCAAAACCAGATGCGCTATAATTTCCCGCACTGTTGGCAGCCTTCTCAAACATCTGGTCGATCTGGTCCGACTTCGCGTGACGCGCCCATAACTGTCTTGCACTTTTTATAGCGTCCACAGCAACTTTACCGCCGTCCTTCGATAATGCAACTTGTTCATGAGCAGAGTGAAGATTTGCAACCTCTGCAAGCTTAGATGCTTCAGTTCTGTTTAAGAATCTCCCCTCCGATGTGACAAAACCATTGATGCTGTTGACTGACGTAACATTTTCCTTGCCCAATGATTTTTCCGCGGCCTCTTGAGCATCACTATGAATAGCTCCCTTAAAAATCTTGCTTCCCTGAGGGGTAATTACCTCGACAGCCGCACCAGATACCCTTTCAGGACTTGACGTAAATTCTTTTTCCGAAAGTCGGTCTATAAAATCATCCATCTTTCCAGTTATAATCCTAGCAATTCTTCTTTCGTTGGCATCTATTGACTTTGCTGCTCCACCTGCAACTTGTCGAAGAATGTCCAACTCAGACAGTGTTGGAGAAGCACCTTCCTCTATTTCTGATTGCAACCTTCTAAGCGCTGCCGCAGCCTTGGGCTGTATGTCTTTATCAAATCCAGCCTTCTTAACTTGTGGAACAATTTCCGAAACCATTTGATGAAACGTATCTGCCTTTATTTTTACGCCAGACTGATCAGCAATCTTATATGCTGCCTGACTAGCTGCTTTTAATTCGGCGGTGCTTTCAATGGATGGCTTAGCAAGATCGCGCA